TGTAGTTAAGTCATTAAAACATACCTTAGGTATTTCACAACCACAACAGTTTTTATATTGTCTAAGTTCTAAAGGGTCTTCAAAAATTCCTGAAACACTTACACACTCAATTAATTTTACACTTTTAGATTCACTTACTAGATAAACATATTGATCATCATCTAAAAAAGCATATATTGCTTGTCCAAAAGACGAGTGTTTACTCCATATTGCTCTTTCTTTATTTACATAATTAAATGGTACTGCTGTTCTGTTTGTAGGTTTAACGTTTGTTATTGCAGACTTTAGATGTAATTCTAGAGGTTTTGGTACTTTTTGTTTTGTTCTCATTATTGTTCCACAGTCATATTCAATATTACATTGGTTAATAGAAATTTCTTCAAGTTCTAAACACAATGTCTGTAAAATAGAATTGTCAATTGTTTTTTGTAAATTGTTTAAATCATTTCTTAAATATTTACTTCGCTTAATACCAAATAAATATAAAATATATCTATCTGAAATGTTTGAGTCATCTGTATATTCTTTTATACCTTCTCTGACACCATAGGTTATTTGTGCAATTGTGCTCATATATTAAATTGTTTATAACAAAAAAAAAGCCCTCAATTTCTTGAAGGCTTTGAGTTTATTTGTTTATTTCTAAATATTTTAAGTAATTTGTGTTTGACATTTCAAAATGTCTACCAGTATCTAAATCAATCATAATGTGTTTAACTGTACCAGAGTTTGTAGTTACTAATTTAACTTGTTTAATATTTACGCTTCCTGTAACAGGTGACGTTTGTTTAACTGTACCATTTAATACCCCTGCGTGAATTCTAGGATTGTCTAAATACTTAAGTTCGTTATAAACTTTTTCTAGCTGTCTTACATCTTCATCACAGTAATCTAGCATGTCTTTTAATGCTTCTCTATTGTTTACAGAAACAACCTGATTCCATAAATCAGGAGTAGTTTGTATCTTACCTTCAAACCCTAAAAATTTAGCAATATAGTCCAATCTATTAGAATTTAAATAAAGTTTAGATTTAGCAACTTTTAGAGTATCGAATTGTTTGTAATTTGGTAATGTAGGTATTCTATGAAACAATGCTCTTGTCTTAAACCACTTTATATCAAAACGATCTCCGTTGTGAGCAACAATCATATCTGATTCATTTAAAACTTCGACAAATTGTTCAATTAAAAATTTATCACACTGGTTTTTATCCCAAGTTAAGTTGTAAACTGTATCTTCACCTAACCATTTATAAGAAACACAAATAATTGCTCTTTCTTTAGTTATTTGATTAGGCATAATATTTTGTTTATAACCTGCTCTCCAAAACCAACCTTGATTTGGAGAAGTTTCTAAATCATAAATAAGAATCTTTCCTTCATTGTTTTGAAACGTAGTTGTTGTTTTTTTAACTTCAGCATTTACTTCTCTAATTGCGTCTTTACATTGACTAATTGTTGTTGTAAAGCCTTTGTTTAACAAAACTTTTCTTAATCTTTTACCACCTTCTTTTAAATAACCGTTTTTATTCCTTAAAAATGATTTAATTTCTTCTTTATTCATGTTATTATGTATAGATTAATATAATACAAAGGTAATACAAATAAATCAGAATTCCTAATTTTTTGGGGTTTATTTTATAATTATTTTAGATATTTTTACAATTTAAATAAATAACCAACTTCAATTGTTTTATTTAAACCGTAACCACCCAATATTATATCTCCATTTTTACGTTGTATTCCGCCTAAAACTTTTATGTTAAATTCATCTAACTTAATTGTGTTTTCTACACTAGAGCCAATTAAAAAGTTAACTTTTGCAGGAACTTTTACATCTAAGCCTATTTTACGTTCTTTTATTACATAATCTTGTCTAAAAGAAATAACCTTACCTTCTGTTTTTATATAACTTTTTGTAGATAAAAATTCATCATCATAAGGGATTTCATATTCATTTAATTCAACAGCACTGATAAACTTGTTTAACTTTTCAATGTCAGATGTTGTATTTATAAAATCTTGTGCTAATGCTTTATTAAATTTTGTGTGATAAATAACTGAGTCTTTGTAAACAATACTATCTTTAATTTTGTTTTTGACTGGCTCTGGATTTATAATTAATTCAGAAGTATTTTTTACTTCAGGAACTGTAACTTTTATTTTAGTATCAATTGTACCTACTGTAAATCTTCCAATAAAAAAAGAAATAATTATTAAAATAATTCCTATTGAAATGTATACTTTATTTATGTTTATCATCTTATTACTAATTTATAGAATTATAAGAGATTTCGCGTTTCTTAATATTCGGTTATTGTTTTTTTTTTAAATTGTTAAATATTTATGTTGTAATATCTTGTAATATTGTAAGTGTGTCAGGAATGTAACTAACAACATCTCCATTTGGAAAAGTTAATTGAACGTCATAGTAATACATACCTACAGGATAATTCATTATTCTTGGTTTAAAAAACATTTCACCAGTTAAAGGTAAAGGTATTAAAATTGTGTTATCTTCTGTTTTAAAAACAAATGTTGAATAATCAGATGTTATATCTGGTTTAAATTGACATAAAACTGAAACACCTGTGAGGTTAAATGGAAAAGTAATTTTTCTACCTTTCCATGTATCTCCTTTTTTATATTGATTGTATTTATTCATAAGTTAAATCTTTGGATAAGTAATTTTATTGCAATCTTTTATGACAATTCCTTTATCTACTTTTTCTTTTAATGCTTGCCATGTTAAACCTTTTACTTTCTGAAAATGAGGTGCATCTTTGAAATTTTTCCAATCACCACCCCATTCCCAACCTTTAGATTTAAAATAATTAGTAACTTCCATCCAGTCAGCAACTTTGTCATTATCAAAATCTTTTTTCATATCCCAAGATGCTGTTTCAAAAGTACCATTGTTGTCTAAATCGTACAATAAAACAATGTCAAAAGCTAATCCATAATTATGAATACTTTGCCAACCTTTTGCGTTTGTTACTTTAGGTCTTTGTTTAAAAATTTGATCTTGTTCTGCAGGAGTTCGATATGTGTATGCAAAACGCAATCTAACGCCTTTTCCAAGAAGTTTCTCGTTTACATAAGCATAGTCTTCCAAAAGTTCTTTTCTTTCGTCAGGATGCATTGTTTTAATTCGTTCTACAGTTAATATATCTAGTGCCATTATTTACTTTTTTTAAGTCTTGTTTTTATTTGTTTTAATGTATCATTATTTTTGATAACATCTGAAATATGATCTAGATTTTTGTTTGAAATGTATAAGTTTTTATTTATTTCAATTAATTCTTTTTCATATTTAGGTTTTTCTTCTTCATGTACAACTTTTTTACTGTGTGTTGTTTTACCAGAAGTCATAAATACAAAAATAAATAGAAAAGGAAACATTTTTAGTTTTTTCATTCTGTTATTTTTTTATTTAATTGTTCAGTTCTTTTTTTAACTTTTTTAGTTTCTTCATTTAAATATTTAAATTTTAAAATAGATTCTCTGTGTTCATCTTCAAATTTCTTGAGATATTTGTTCTGTAGGTTATCTAACTTTAAAGTCCAATAAAGATCTCTTTTTTCAACAGCATTTTGAATTAATCCAGGACATTCTTTTCCTTCATCTACGTAAAGTAATTGTAACGTTTCTAATTTAGACTCTGCTTTTAGTTTATCTTGTATTGCTTGACTTTTTTGAGCTTGGAATACAAAAAAGACTGTAATACATATAGCAATAGCCATACATATTACAATTACATTTATTGCCCAAGACCTGTTTTTTGGATCCACCTTTAAAACTTCTTTAAAAAGGTCTGCTCCAATATTTGGATCTATCATGATTTATTAACTATGTTTTTTTTTAAATAATATTTTTTATTTTAGGTTTTTAAACTGCTCTAAATCTTATTGATGGCGGTGTTATATTTGCTATTCTATCTGCATTTACAAAATTCCATATAGCAGGAGCTGCAGTTGCATAAGTAATTGTTCTTCTTAAAATTGTTGTATAACTTGTGGCACTGCTTGAAAGTAATCCCATATTTACAGCACTTGTGATAGGTATTGTTCTTAAAGTAGAAGTGCTTGACGTTCGTACTCCTAAATAATATTGTGTACCACTTTGAAATGTAAAATTTAATGTAGCTCCAAAAAAACCAGCAGCTGCACTTGATAAATCGCCACTTTCATATAACAAATTTTCAGGAAAACCGTTTATACTAGAACTATAAATAACTATTTTAAATAATGAACTAGCCAATCCAGTAGAAACAGAACAGCCAATTGTATCAATAGTTATAGGAGTACTTGTGTAATAGGGTGCTAAATCAAATCCATTAGCTCTACTTGCTAAAGTTCCTGATGCTCCACCATGAAATGAGTTATCATAAAATTGACCTGAAATTACACCTCCTGCATTTGGACTAGCAAAATTAGAAATTGTGTTTATTCTTTCTTTTGTACTTAAAGCACCACCTCTTAAATCTTCATCAAATAAAAATTCTTTTAATGTTTCATTAATTCGTACAAAAGCTTTTGAATCTACATTATTAACTAACATTTCTCTATCTTCTAAATTTTCAACAATAGTACCTGTAGTTGTTTTATTTTTTAATTTAATTATGTTTGCCATTATTTACTTTTTATATTGTACCACCATCAATAACAGAATTAGCATCTAATTTAGTACCAATTAAATTTGTAATAGTTGCTGAAAAGTTAGCATCATTACCTAAAGCTGCAGCTAATTCTTGAAGTGTGTCTAACGTTGTACTAGCACCATTTACTAGAGCATTAATTTGAGCAGTTACGTAGGATTGTAATGCATAAGAAGATGCCACAATACCCCCCAGCGCTAAAGCATTTGTAGATGTATCTACTATTCCATTGTCATTAGTGTCATAAATAGATTTAGACATGTTTCCAATACCACCAACTATTATTGGACCTACAATAGTACCACTGTCTTTTTTCCAATAAATTGCGTTATCTGGGATAACTAAACACATTTCACCAACAGTTAACTGTGCTAGAGAAGGAGCACCTGTTGTTGCTTTTCTTTTTAATAAAATCTGATTTGCCATTGTTTTTTTTATTTAATATATTATTCCTCCGTCTAAGTCTTTTAAACTTTCTAACCACTGTAACTCTGTACCAACAAATCCATTTAATAATGCAATTTCGTAAGTAGAATCTCCCTTTTGTCCTTTTTCTTCAATTTGTATAACAAAGGTTTCAAAAGTTTCGTTAATTAAAACATTAACATCTTCGTTTAATTCGTTTATTGATACAATTACGTTATTTATGTTTTCGTTTATAATTATTTCACTCATTTTGTTATTTATTAAAAAACAATTTAACTACTTTTGTAAATTATTTCTGGTTTTTCTAATAATTGATTATTGGTTATTGTGGGTTACTGTAAGTTATTTCTACGGTGTTTTTAACTCTGTAATTTCTGCTTTTAAAGTTTGTATTTCTAAAAGCAAAGTTTCACGCTCTAAGACGCAATCTAATTGTAACTGTGTTAGTATATCGGTTAAAGGAAAACCTTCTCGCAATCCCATTGCTACGCTCTCTACATTAGTTTCTGTTTGGCTTAGTACTACGCCATCTTTCAATACGGTATCTAACCACCCAATGTGTGCGCCTTGAATTACTCCCTCGTTATTCCATCTTACCAAAAATTCATTCGGTGTTCTTTCTTCTGTAAATACTGCCATTTTATTATTATTTATTTGTTAATTATGAACTTGTTACTGTTTCGTATGCTGTCGCACCACCAATTCGCATTTTATTTAAAGTCGTGTTGAAAAAAGATGCTCCTTTAACGTAGGCTGGCTCGGTCGCGGTTGTAAATTGACCTAGTTTTAATAAGTTTGAAAGTTTGATACTGCCGTTTACGTCTAATGCTTCTGTTGGTGTTATTGTGCGTATTCCAACTCTACCTTGAATCGCTTGAAGTAGCAAATCTGTTCCCGAAGCAGTTATGTAAGAAAATGCAGCATCGCCACCAATTCTAAAACCGCCATTACCATTTGCTCCGTAACCAGCACCAAAACTATCTGCATGATTTTGTGTAAATTGAACTCTTGTGCTGTTATCGAATTTAGAAGAAATATCACCAATATTAGTAAAAAGAAAATGACTTAAAGAAGGATTCCCAATAATTAAGTTTGTGCCATTCTCGCTTATTAAACTATCTCCAATTACGCCCTCTGCATTAGTTTTTTGAATTTTACCAATAGTACCCGTTCCTGTTATTTGCGTCTCGTATATTGTTTCTCCGCCAATCTTTGACTTGTTTAAAGTCGTGTTGAAAAATGAAGCTCCTTTAACATAAGCGGGTTCAGTTGCTGTTGTAAATTGACCTAGTTTTAAAAGAGTAGATATTTTAACCGCGCCACCCGCTTCAATTGATAATCTTAACGTGCTATCTGTAAAAAAATCAATGGGTTTACTTTCTACCATAAAGAAAAAAGCACCTCCCGAATTATACATGCCCGTTTGGAAAAACTGACCGATTGAGTTTAAATAATTTAAAGCAGTATAACTTCCAAGTGAGGCATTATTACTTATGGTTAACGAAGAGTTAAAACCGCCACCCGTATTTACGAATAAACTACCTTTTATGTCTGCTGTTTTGTTTAAAATTATAGCATTAGCATCCTCACTTATAGCACTATCTACAAAGTCATTCGCTCCTTTTTTCGGTAAAACGTTTAGTGTTGGGTTTAGTTTTGCGTCTACGTAATTTTCTGTTGCAAGAGTTCTTACGGCTGGGTAACTAGTAGCAGATGGTAAATAATAATCGTTTTGAAAAGTAGCAGCTCCAGTATTGGGTGCATGAATTTTTCCTGACCTTCCTGTTTCTCTTAATATTAGACCATTAGTAGTTATCTGTGTGCTAGAATCTGTGTTATCAATTACTCTTACTGTCCCAACTCCTACATTTGTTGAAAGTTGGCTAGTACCTAATGTAAGTTGTTGTCCACTTAAACTAAATGTTTTCTGTACACCACCAATGTAAGTAATACCAGATACTAAGCCTGCTCCTACATTTGTGTTAGAGTCACTGTTAATTCCTGTACCACCAAAATTTATGCTATCTGTCGTTGTATTTCCTTGACTTGTTACCTCTTGAAGTGTGGGTGTACCTGTTTGTGCATCTACATAAGACTGTAAAGCAATTGTTCCACTTTCATTTGGCAATATGTATTTTCTTGTGGCTGTTAAAAGCGAAGTAGATAATCTTGCAAAAATTTCAAATGTTTTAGCAAATACTGTTTGACCATCTTCATCTGCTTGTGTATTATCACCAAATAGATTAACGTTGTTAAAAGTGTTATTTTGCGCTGAAGCGTTACCTAAAGCATTTACATTATTTCCTGAGTTATTAAATGCTGAATAATTACCTATTGCATTTATATTATCCCCTGTGTTGTTACTGGCAGAATTACCACCTAATGCATTGACTCTATCACCTGTGTTGTTATTAGAAGAACTACTACCTATTGCGTTTACTCTACTCCCTGAATTATTTATTGCTGAACTATCACCTAATGCATTTACATCGTCTCCTGAATTATCTTTTGCTGCGCGATAACCAAATGCATTTATATCGTATCCAGTGTTACCAAGCCCAGCGTTATTACCTTGAGAGTTTATTCCATCAATTAAGTCGTGATTATTGTCTAGAACGCTTTGAAGTGTAGGAAGTTCAATATCGGGTTTAGTTTCGTTTACAAGTAATACAAAATTTTCTTTAGTTGTTTCATTTGTATTTCCCTTTTGGAAATCTTTAAGTTCCCATATTTGATATTTCATATTTGTTTTTTTTAAAGACAAAATCCTGGTACTATTTTACCTGCAGATATCTGTTTGTTTGTTCCACTTTGTAATCTATATGGTGCGTTAAGATTTGCAAGTATTGTACCTGCTGGATCTTCAAATATAGAGTCACCAACAACAGGGTAAAGTTCTACACCATTGTGATATAAAGTTGTAATTATTACTGTAATAGGTGAAGCATAATCACAAACATCATTTAACGGAGTTAAGTAAATTCCAAATCCCAATAAATCAGGTGCTGGATTTTCTGTGATTTTCCATTTGTATAATTCAATATCTTGAATATCAATAGGATTTTCAAGAACATAATCATATAACGCTTGTTGTGTAATTAATTCATCATTAAAGTCTTCAATTCCTATTTCACTAAGAGTTACTTCAATATATCTATTAATATTGTTTTGATTTGGATTTGAAAAATTAGGTATTAATTGAAAATCACTTTCTGTTGTTTGTGATGCAGTCAATCCATAAATGCCTCCTATATTAAGAAACAGATAACTTCCTTCAGGAGTTATAAATAAAATAGGTGCAATTTCTTGAGATTGAATGATATAAGTTGGAACAAACGCATTTACATATTCCGAAATTGTTAAACCTTCTAAATCAGAAATCTCAATTTGCTGAACTAAAGGATTTATTAAATAATCTGTTACTGAAATTTCATTTGAAGATACAATTTCAATATCTGTACTTTCAAATTGAATACCACCAAGACCATATACACCTTTACCTTTATTTGCTATTTTGTAAAGTTCAGTAGAACTTAAAATTTTAAAACCACCTACAATATTTGCATATTGAACTCTAAACCAAAGAGATTGTATTTCTGTGATTGTATAACCAGGAACGTTGTTAATTTTGTTTAAAACAGCATTTCTTGAAACGTTACCAACATTTCCTATAATACCTACAAGTTTAAAAAGTTCTGTATTATCTTGATTTAAACTAGATTGAGATACATTTAATACATTATTTATTTTTGCCATTTTAATTCTTTTATATTAAATATTTAACAACAACTTTACTTCCTGCTACAATTTTAAATGTAATTGTTGTTTGATTTAGGTTTGTAAATTCAGTATTTAAAACAGTTTTTGTTGGATATGTTATTTCTGATAAATTTATAGTTTGTTTAATCCCGCCTTCTAACACCATTATAGAATAACTATGAAAAGAATTTGGAAAATAAGTAACCGTTTGTTCAACAATAGGTTCGTACAATTCTGTAATTTCATTGTTGTAACTAGGTCCTCCATTTGCACAGGTGTTAACTGCGGCAACTAATTCAACAAGAGTTATTAAATCATCATTGTTTATCTTTTTACAATTTGAAAAAGCAATAAGAAGTTCATTTACTTTTTGAGTAATTTCATTACATTGTATCATTTAATTTATTTTTTTAATTCGTATTGTTACTTGCTCAGGAGCATAATCTTTATTAGACATTATTAATGTCATATTTAATTGTGGAATTATTTGAAAGTCAAAGAATGAAGTTAAATTTAAATTATTTGAAACATCAAATACTTGATAATTTAATGTATTACTTTCAGAGACAGCATAAATTCTTTTACCATTTAATAAATAGTTAATATTTACTCCTGTGTTAAATAATTCTTTAGTTTTGTATAATTTATTGACAAAGTAATTTTGAATTACTATTTCTTCACTAAGTGTTGATATTGTAAACAAACCCCCAAGTCTTGTATCTTCCCAATAAAATATTTTGTTTGATACTGTAAATTCATTACAATCTTTAGATTCTGCTTGAACAAACTTAGTTTTAGTTTGAATATGTTTTGGATAAATTAATTCAGGACATATAAATTTAGAAACATTTTTTATATTTTCGTATATACCAGTTAACTTTTGTATTTGTTCAATTGTTAAATCAAGATGACAGGAATTTAATAGTTTGTAAATAATGTTTAAGTAATTTAAATCTTCAGGATTTAATACACCGTATATTTTTGAATAATTATAAATGTTTTCAAGAGATTTAATAATTACAGATATATGTACTTTATTATTTATGTCTAACATTTTAGTATTGTTTAAATTTGTTACAAGAGTTACAGCTAATTGGTTTACAACCTTTACAGTTTTTAATTAAACAAAGTTTTTTTAATTTCTTTATCATCAATATTGCTTGTGTATAATAACCAATTTCAATTGCATTTTCAACCATGTCAAGCAAAAGATTAATTGTGTTTATTATCTTTATACTTGAGTCATTACCACAATCAGTACAATTACCAATATTGGATTCTAAAAAGTAAGAAAGCAAACATTGATAGTAATTACCTAGATTATAAGTTATTCCTAATCCTGGAATTTGACAAGAACTACATTCAACATCTAGTTCTTCTTCATAAGTACTGTTTATTTCTATAAAATATAAATCTGTAAATTCGTTAACCCCAAATTCAGCATTTGTTACTATAAAAACTTCTTTGTTATTTATTCCTTCTAGTTTGTAATCTAAACTATAAGCTAAAGAATAATCTTTAAAGTTATCCATTTTCCATAAATTAATATGTGAAATATTAAACCCTACATTTGTTTCAACATCTATAGCTAAAGATTGTCCGTCATTTATTATTGAAAAGTTATTTATTATTATTGACATTTAGTTTTAAGATAAAAAAAAGGAGTTGAGCGAATATCACTTAACTCCTTTTAGGTTAATTTATTTGTTGATTATACTACTGGTAAATCAGCAGGTACTACAGCTAAAGTTCCAACTGCAGTTCTAATGTCTGCAAGAATAGAGTTTGTCGAAGCGTTGTTTGCTAAAGTATTAGTTCCTTTTTCTACAATAATTGTTAAAACTTTATATTGTCTTTCAACAGAAGTTTCTGTACGAGTTGCAAAGTATTTGATTTGAACAACATTATATATTCCTGCTTTAGAAGCATAATATGGTGTTACATCTGCAAAATTTGCAGGATATCCAAATTCTCTGTTTGCATCATATTTCATACCTTTAACAAAGTATTCGTAATTTGTAGCATACTTACCTGTACCATTACCTGGAAAAGGAACAACCACTTGAGTTGCTATTAAGAATCCAAGATTAGAACCTGCACCATTTGTTGATACGTTTTCAAAAATTTTACCTCTAACTGTAAAATATTGTTTACGTCCATCAATACGACCTGGTACGTTTATTTGTTCTTTTTCAGTAATTAAAATTCCTGTACCATCTGCAACAGCAGTAAATTCTTTGTCACCTCTTCGCTTAAGGTTTTTGTTTAATGATAACAATAAGCCATCTCTAACTGTAGTGGCAGTATCAGAACCAATAACTTCACCTGTAACATAGTAACCTTGAAGAATTTCAAAATTTTCTACAGACAATTGATTTTCTACACGAATTTCAACTTCGTAAGTTCTCTTTGGTGCAATAGCGCCTGCCGTAGCAAAACCATCTACTTTTACAGCTCCAAAAATTTCAGGAGCATAAGCTTTAACGGTTATTCTGTCGATAGATCGAGGGTCAATTTTATCTGAGAATTCAATACCACCAGGAATACCTGTTGCTTTTTGAAGTACATAAAAAGGTTTACCTAATGTAGCAACTGTTCCATCTTTAGAAAGAACTTTTAATTGTTTATCTGTAGCGGATGCTCTAAAAGTAGGTACAGTCGTTTGACTTGCTGATGCATTACCTACCATAAGTTCGCCTACCTGATTTGGTCCAAACATAATTTGATTTGTTTATTTATTAATACTTAATTTAATTAATTCAAAATACTTGAATTTTCTTTATTCATTCCTAGCGTCAATTTGAATTTTAGATGCTAGTTGTTGAGGTTGATAATCATTTAGTGCTAACTCGACAGCTCTGTCCAGTATTTCTTCATGTATTGATTCATCGAGTTCACACTGTGTTGTTGTTGAAATATTGTCAATTGTTAAATTTTCTGAAGGATAAATTACAGACAAATTTCCCAAAATAATTGGTTTTGGATACTTGATATATCTTAACTGATATTCTACACTAGAATATACAGAAAGTATTTCTACAACTTTGTTATTATTAATGTTGGAAATATTTAATCTCCATGCACTATTGGAATCTGGATTTTTAAAAGGATTATTTATTTGACTATTGTATTCATCATGTGTAAATGGTGTAACGTTTATAATTCTGTTGTTATCACAATCATTAGAAATAACCTTTAATTTTTCATTTACAATCAAAAACAATTCAGAAGGTACTACATAAAATCTTGACATAGTATTTATTCCATTACTGTTTTGTTGAGGACTTGAAACCTTATAATCTTTTACCAGTTGTTTTAAATCATTTCTTCTTTTTTCAGATCCTTCAAATCCTCTTTTTTTTCTATTACTATCAGGGTCATAATAATTTTTAACTATTTCTAATTGTGCTTTAGTTAAATATACTGATTTTTCATATACATCTAAACTAGGATTAGATTGCCCTGCAATATTATTATAGTAAATATCAAATTTATTATTAAATTCCTGAGTAGTCATATTTATTTAATTTTGTTAATTTTGGCTTCTATTAAAGTAAAAATTTCCTGATTCTTAACATCATTTAAAAAAGTAACTGCATTATCAAATGTTGCAATTTCTCCTACTTTACATAATTCTAAACCATCAGCTGTTGAATACTTGTTGCTATTTTTTATAATAACACCTTTGTCAATACCGTCGTTAATTAACATTTTAGTATAAAAAGATTTATCGTTAACAACATTAACAAATTGTGCAGGTGTGTTATCGATATATTCTTCAACTTTATTTTGTATCCATTCTAACTTAGAATCTTTAGATATTGGTTTATTAGTAAGTAATTTAAGAATACCTATTAATTTTTGTTTGTCATCTTCAATTTTACCGTACAATTTAAATGCTTCTTTTTTAGAATCATATTTTCCTTTAGATTCCATCATTTCTTCATGTTCACGAGTAATTGCAAACTGATATGTTTGATTTTTATTTCTATCTGCCCAACTAAGTGCAATATCTTCTTTAGAATAGCTTTCTAATATTTTAACTGAGATATAATCTATTGCATTATTTAAGTTAAAACGATTACTTGCATCTTCTTTATGTAATGTAACTCTGAAGTCTCTCCAGAAATTTGTATTATATATAGAAAGATCTAGACTTGTCAACTCTTCAAGATGTTCTTTTTCTTCTTTTGTTAAAACATTTTTAATTGAACCATTTCGTTGTAATGGTGCTGAAAATTTCTTTACAGAATTAGACAACATTCCTCCTGAAATTACGTGATTAGAATCAACATTAGCTGCCATTCCTCTACGTCTTGATATAAATTTTACTATAACTACTTCATCAGGTAGTGTAAAAGTACTTTTTGATTTTTCCATTCTTCTTTAGTTTTATTTCTTCTTCCGAAAGATTTTAAAAAAAAGAGGGAGTGTTTAATTCCCTCTTATGTTATTATTAATTTTAAGCTTAATCTATGATTGCTGGTTTCAATGTTGCAGTTCTAGAAGGATCTTTTACTAATGAACCAACACCTTCAACAAGTGCAGTCATAGTTGCAGAATCTTCCATTGTTTGCATTTCACCACCTCTACGTCCTGTAAAAGGATTACGAATACCTGCTTGGTAACCACGTAATTCATCAGAACCTTTAACTTTTACTTTCTGGATATTAGGCTCTTCCATTGAACCAATGTAAAGAATGTCATATCGGTAAGACTCAGCTACACCACCGTCTGGGTGTAATACTTTGTTTCTTACTTTATCATCATACATTGGATCTACTTCTAACATTACGTGAATGTTGTTAGGTGCTCTATATTCAGTAAACTGAAATCCTGCAGAAAATGCATTATCGTGAAACTTAGATTGTACTTGCTTTAGTGAATTCTGATTTGTGTTATCAAATCCTAACGCAGCCCATCCTGAAGCAACTTCAGCTACAGCTCTGTGGAATTGTGCAGCACCTCTTTCACCTGTACGTAACATGAATTTTCTTTGGTCAAAATCTAATTTACCTTCTGATAATTCAGATAATAAATCTTCTAATAAACGAATAGAAAATCGGTTATAAGTAGTTGTGTTAGAAACCTCCATTTGTTCTCTGATTCCAGAACCAGCCTTAATTTCAACATTTGCATTACCTTTATTTAAGAAACGACCATTTTCATCACGGTTTGTTTTACCAAACATGATAGTTCTAGATTTAATTCTAGATAACTGCTTTTCAAACTGCCAGTAAACTTCTTGCATCCAAGTTGTAGAACTATGAACTTTTCCAGTGTTAGGATCTCTTGTTTCAATTCCTGCAAAATATACAGGTTGAATTTTACAGTCAATCATTGCTCCAGAAACTTTATGTTCCATACGGATTGAAGTAAGAGAGTTTCTCATTAAGTATGGAGAAGTGAATCCCATACCTGCACCTTGAATAGACAATTCGTCTTCAACAGGAGCACCTTCAATAGAGAATTTGTTTCCTGGTAAAAATTCATCACCTGGAATACCAGCTAAAGATTCTTGACCACCAAATACTTCACATGTGTAAACATAATTTTGACCATCTTCATAAGGGTCTTCTAAAATTCTCATTTGGTAAACATCTGGTCTGTGACCTGCAATCAAGTGCATTTTTGTAAACCATTTCTCAGCGAATACTAATTCAAATGTTGCTCTAGCTTCACCAACACCTACAGTGTTAACATCTACAACAGCTCCATTATATCTAGCTTCAACAAGAGGAATATTTCGTTCGTCACTACCAACTACTTTCCATACAAAATCATCTGCAGTGTTAAGTACTTTTTCAGGAAACAAAGATAGAGTTGTATCTAAATTTTTCATTCCAGAATTTTGTAATAAAACAGTTGTTAATGGTGAAATCAATTGAGGTGATTGACCAAACAATTGCGAAATGTGATTTTTTAGAGTGATACCACTCCAAGCCTGACCTTTAGTCATGACCCATTTTCCTATTGACATATATATTATTTTTAGTTTGTTACGGTTATATTAAAAATGATTTCTGTAACTACAAAATCATTTTATAATTGTTTACTAAATAGTAAATGATTATTACATGTTTAAAACATGTCCACTTGTGTTATCGTAGCTGTTAGAATCTTGCATATAGAAAGGAGTTCCATTATCAATGGTTTTTTGTTGTCTTGCAATCTTTTCTAAATCTCTTACAGCGTTTGATGTTGCAGGACGTGATAACTTAGTAAAATCTTTAAATCCATTTGTCAACTCATAAAACATATGCATGCGAGTTTCAAATTCAAGTGGATTTTCTCTTCTGTCTTTCATGAATTTGTTTTCAAACTCACCTTCAGGAGATTTACCAATTACTTCTGTTATATTTTTATAAACTTTATCTTGAATTGATTTAGTTAATTTTAAACCTTTAATTAATTCTTTAGAATCATATATTGTTTCTCTTAAACTATTTTCTAGATTTTGTTGTTCAACTTTTTCTTGTTCAATTCTTTTAGTATAATTTGTTTTTTCAATATCAATCTGACGATTTTCAAATTCTTTTAAACTTTCAAGACTTTCTAGTGAATCTTCTATAAGAGCGTCATCACCTAAATCAATTAATCTTTTTAGCATTCTAGATGTTTTATTTGCATCTAAACCTTGATTTTCTAAATCTCTTTTAATTATACTTTTTGCTAACTGTAAATCATCACGTAGTGAATCCTCAGTTATATTACTTAAGTCTTGTATAGCTCTTTTACTTTCTGCAATTTTGTTAACATCAATATTGTTAATAAAATCTTCATTAAGCTTTAGTGCTTGTGACTCTTGTTCTTTTTTAAATGCATTTACCAAATCTTCAACAGATTTAATTGGTGTTTCTGCAATGTTCAATGAGGGCAATAGACCTTGTTCGTAAACAACAGTGGCTAAAGAAGAATATAAGTTGGAAGAAGATTCACCACCTTCATCATCACCCTCATTTTCAACATCTTCCTTGTCTACTTCCTCTGAACTATCGTCCTCGACTTGGTTATCTTTTTCTATTACAGGTTCATCTGTAATTAATTCATCATCATCTGTGGTATCGTCAAAATTTTCAAAAGTATTTAGATTTAATTCCATACCTTTTTCAAAAATACCCATTGTTAAATTATCATCTTCCATTTTAATTTTGTTATGTGGTTCTTCAAGTTTACAAATATAACGTAAAAATAAAGAAATTCCAAATATTAATTAATATATTTTTAATATTTGAAAGGTCTTTAATAGCTTTTACGTAGTTTTCTTTTTATTGATCTTTGCAATTGACTGATCTACTTTTCTAGATTCCATTTCATCTTTATGTTTTTTCATGTCGTTGTCTAGTGCTTTAATTTTAACTAGATATTCATTCTTTTTTGTTTCAACATCTAAATTAAATTTATTTATATCTAAATAATCATTTACACCATCATCGTTATTATCTTGAAATCCTGAATTTCTAAAATTGTCATTCATATCTGCAACATATCTTCGAGTATCATTATCTCTCTGATTTTTGGTATCTTCTAATTCTAGTTTTTGCTTTTCTAGTTCTTTTGTATAATCAAGTGTTTCTTTTGCAATTTTGTTTTGTGCTTCACCTTGTTGAGCATTTCTTTTAGAAATTTCTTCTTCAGCATTTTCCAACTTACGTCGCATATCCATCAATGAAGGACTAAAGTAAATATCCATAATAGTTGACATTGATCCACCATTCTGCATAAATGCTTGTGCATATTGTTTTATTGCATTTTCAAGTTCCATTGTTTTAGGTGTGTTTGTAACAAGAATTCCATAATCAGATTCTGAAAATGTTTCACCTTCCATATTAAGAATCTCAATTGTTTGATCATCTAATATATATTGAACTTTTTTGTTTTCAGTATCTCTTAATGCAACTTTAGCTGTTTCAAGAAAAGCTTCTAACACTCTTATCTTACATGATTCATGTAACATAAACCAATATTCAGTAATGTGTGAACTCTGATTTACAGAACGTTCTACACCACCAACGGTTTCTCTATTTGCAACTTGACCTTCACGTTGTCTTGAAACTCCTGCAATTTCACCAAGTTCTATTTTAATGAACTCAAGTAACTGAATATGTTGTTGTATATATGCACCTGTTTCCATGTCCATTACAGAACCTCCTTGATTCTGAAGATTTCCAGATAATTTACCTGTTGCTGCTCCGTGTTGTCCTTCTTTAAATGAATCTACTACTGCAATCTTATTTACTACAGCAAAATGCATCCATTTTTCAATTTCCCAGTTTGCAGGAACCATTGCTAAATCTAGTTTTAATATTTTACCATAATTTGTAGCAATTGCTTTGTTTAATCTGTCAAACATTGCATCATACATGTACTGGAAATTTTTAGTTCTATCTACCAGAGATACAGCTTTTCCTTGGTTTGTGTTATATATTTGACCAATTATTCCCAAATGTCCTCTTGAAGGATTGTTTGCTTTTACGTATTGAACTTGTCTAGGTCTCATTTTAAGATAAATATCTTTACCTAACTTAACTCCTTCCCAGGATTCATTAATCCAAAAAGCAGTTTCTTCTTCACCTAAGGTCTTGTTTGTTTTGTATTCTTCAGATTCAAATCTAAACTGTGTTTCACCATATTCATCATAGTACTGAATTTTCTTAACTTTACGTAATGATTTCCATCTAACAATAAATTCTCTTATGTTACCTTGATCGTCTGTATAGTTTGAATTAAAAGTATGACCATTTAGTTCTGCAATACCAAATAAAGTATTGTATGTATCTTTTCTAGCAAAGAGTCCTTCCTGACCATCTCTTAGTAATGTGTGATTATTATGGTCATCTGAATAATTACCTTTTCCACTTGTTGTGTATTCTGTAAGATAATCAATTTCTTCAGGTTTTAACTCATCATAGTATTTATCTATAAGGTAGTTTGGTGACTTGTGATCTTCAATAATAATTAAAGAAGAGTCTTCAATTTTGTCTGAATTACCATTTCTTACAGCTCTAACTTTTAATGGATTTAGTTTTTCCATTGTAGGTTCTCCGTGATCTATATCTAAAAGATATATCTCTTCAGCCATAATTAAAGCATCTTTAAATCCTTTATTAAATTTTTCTGCAAAATTAAGTTCTTGATAATAATGTTTTAAAATTTGATTAGCCATTTTCTCTCGAAGATCTTGCCAAGTGTATTTCATGTACTTGTCAAGTTCTGACATCTTTAATTTTATTTGTTCTTCATCTGAATTTGATTGAATTATTGAAGTTAATTTTTCAAAAAGTATTCTTTTTTTGTCTTCTTCTTTTGAAGAAATTGCATCAGAATTAGTTACAATTACTGAGTAATCAAATCTTCTTTTAATTTCTTCACCAACTAATAAATCAATTTTAGGAACAATTATAGGATTGTGTGGTATTTCATCATAAACATATGAAGCATCTAAATGATTTGGGTTTGTTACTTTTAACAAATCTTCTTGATCTAAGATACCATTATATAGGTTTAAATTTATGATTTTATTTTTTAAGTCTTTACGAACTCCTTCATTATGGTAATACGAATGTGTATCAGAATAATCAACATTATCTTTTCGCCATTCTTTATTTTTTTGAGAATAAGGAAGTCTTTGACGAGGTAATGGTATTGTGTTTATTTTCGTGTTCATCTAGTTTTTTTTTATTAACTTTGCAATATACAAAATAAAAAGTAATAATCAAAGTGATTTTTCTTTTATCTTACAATATGTGTTGATTTTTAATAGCTTTTTTAGAGTTGTAGTTCTTGTTAAAGAAAGTATCATTACTCAAGTTTGTAGAAGCCGTGTTTTGATTATCCATAGCAGATTTTGTAATTCTATAAACATCTTCTCTTAATATAAATAACATTCCCGCGGCAGACACTCTATCAAAGTTACCATCTGAATTCCACCTAATACATTCGTCAATATGTGCAAGACCTCGTATTGTGTGCAAACGTAGTTTTCCAGTGTCATCACCTAAAACAGGAGTGTTCATCCAATCAGCATGTAATTTTCTACCCCATTTGTTTACTTCTTTATTCGCAGTAGTACCTTTTGAATTATTACCATAACCACCACCTTTTGCTAATTGCATGTCTTTTAATATTTGTGGTGTATCACATAGTCGGTGTAATGCATTTTTTTTGTCAAAGTAACTAAATAGACCTTTTAAGTTTTTTTCATAGTTTGCTTGACCATTATAAAACTCAATTGTTCTTAATGCAATCTCATACGCTTCTTCTGCTAATTTTGGTCTACCTGTATATTCACAAATAATTCTGTCTGTAAAGGTGTCTAGACCAATAATACTAAATAAAGAAGGTCCTGTATCTGCATCAATAGGGTCAATTCCAAATATATATCTACCATAAGGAATTTCACCGTTTGCATTTGTTTTAGGCATTTCAAAAATTTCTAAACAACCTTGTCTGTTTGCTTCATCTTTATCGTAACTACGTAATGGAAATCTATCTTTAGCTAATCTCCATTCTACTTTACCTTCACCAGTTCTTACAAGTTCACTAACAAAATGTTCTGCTAAAAAAGATTCTTTTCTAACCATTATTGTTTCAAGATAATCTTTTAAATCTGATACAGGAAACACTGTTCCTTCTGTACGCATAACTGCATCTTGAGGTGTAACGCATTCTTCTGCTTTCTTTTGAGTAATTGTAGAAGGATCTATTGAACTATATTTAACAAGATGTCTATCGTTTAGAATTTCTATCAGTGCTTTAATAATGTCAGGTTCACCAACTTTTTCATCATAACAATTCTTACGATTCATATATGCTCCCCAAAAGAAACCACATAGCTGTTCACCATTTGCATTTCTGTCAAAAACATTAGGTATACCATATACATTATATGCTCCAGGACTGTAAAACAATTTTTCTGAACCTTCAAATGAACCACCTTCAACACCACCTGTTCCCATGGCAATCATGAAACCAAATGTTGTATTACCATCTTCAACAGCTTTTCTATTTACATTCCATGCTTTTTCTAAGTTGTTGAAAAGACCGTCTTCTTCATAATGTATTAGTGGTCCACGAATACCCCTTGCTTTATCGGGATTATCTTTCAATGATATACCATGTACTGAAGATAATAAACCTAAACGAGTACCATATTCATCCTTAAATCCTAATTGTATTTCTAATGTACTACCTGCTCTATCTACAGTTCTCATTCTAGGAAGAGGTGTATTTTCAGCAATCCAATCTAAACAATCTACAATTTTACCCCAGATTCCTTTATCTCCAGACAAGAAACCTTTATCTGATGCTAGGTGAAAGTTAGGATTACCTGATCCTGGATATATATACATATTACGAGGACTCCATGATGCAGCTTTAAAACTTGCACCAACACCTCTACATTTAAGCATTTTACCATGTTTACCTCTACGTTTAGCTTGCTCTACATAATGGTGAAACAGATAGTCACCTAACCAAGGTTTTGCAAATTTGTATAAACGTTCTCCTTGAGATTTTGCTCCATCAGATTGTGTACCTGCTTCTTCTACCAACCATATTGGTGAATAGTTCCAATAGAAATATAATTCTCCAGGAATCCATTCGCCATCACTAGGTCTAACTAAACCATATTTCCATTTACGAAGTTCTTCTTTCCAAAATAAACCATAATCTGATTTAGGATTTGGATTAGGTGTAAGGTGTGTGTATTTTTTATGTTTCTCAAAGAAAAGAGCTCTTTCTCTAAAGAAATCCATATCATTAAGTATGTGAGGATTTGTTAAACTAACTTCAATCCTACCATCATTATAATCTACAGATTTAACTTGATCTCTGGCATAACTTCGAACATTTTCAACAGCTATTAAATTTTTAATAAAAGTAATAGAGTTAATCATGTCTACTAATTCAGACCAAACTTCTCGATGTAGATTCTTTTTCAGCTCCTCAGTTAAGGGTGTCTGATAAGAATTCATTTTATATAAGTTTTCTATTTCATCCATTCGTTTTGGTTTAACACAATTGCTTCTGTGCTTAAGATTGTTTTAGCTACAGCTACTGCATTCAATAATGCACATCTTGTAACTTTAAGTGGGTCTATAATATTTTCTTTAAACATACTTATTCCTAAATCAAAAGTAAGTGAATATGTAGTATTGACTTTGTTTTCTAAGATTTTAATAGCAGGTTCAAGTAAACATCTGTAAACACATTTATTTATGTCTTCATTTGAATTTGACGTATTTGTTTTGTTTTCATTGTTTAACCATTTAGATTGAACTTTAAATAAAGCAATACCACCACCTTCTACAATACCTTCCTCTAGTGCACAAGCTACTGCTTTAACTGCATCATCGTAACGGTCATATCTTTCTTTCATTTCAGTTTCTGTTTTACCACCAACTTTAATAATTGATACTTTACCTTTTAAATATTCAATTCTTTGTTTAATTAAATCTTTATCATAACTAGTAAGGTCTTTATCTTTAAATAATATTTTTAAAACATTTAATTTTTCAGATACATCAATATCTTCTTTTTTAACTAAGATACTACTGTTTTTAGATATCTTACAAGATTGTAGTTTACCAAGAATGTTTGTGTTATAACTTTTGGTTAAATCTGTAATTAATGTACTACCTGTAAAGATTGAAAGGTCTTCTAGTAAATCTTTACGATGTCTAGAAAAACCTGGTGATTTAATAACACATATTGGTAATTGTTGAGATAAAACAAAAGTTTCAAGTTTTCTCAATGCTTGTTCGTGTATATCTTCTACAATAATTAATAGTGAATTATTAGGTTGTTGCGTCAATTCTAGTATTGATCTAAAGTTTTCTAATTTCTCTAACTTTCCATCTATAATTAATGTATTGACATTTGTAAGTTCACAACTTCCTTTAGAGGGGTTGTTAATAAAATGTTTAGAAAAGTAACTCACAGGAAGTAATATTCCAGGTAGTGTATCTAATACATCTTCTGTATTAGAACTCTCTTCTATCTTTACAATATCTGAATGATTAAAAGCATTCTGTATAAATTCTCCAATTTGTAAATCATTATTAGCTGAAATACTTGCTACGTGTGTAATATCTTTGTGTTCTAGTTTTCTTGAGTTCAGTTTTAATTGTTCTATAACTTTGGGTATTATTTCATTAAAAGCTGTATTGATATCCTTAAATTCAAAAGAACAAAGGTTATTAACAAAAGCAGTAGTTAGTACAGTAGCTGTAGTTGTTCCATCACCTGCATCTTCTACAGTTTTTTCAGCTGCTTGTTTAGCTAATTGTGCACCAATGTTTTCTAATGAATCTTTAAAAAAAATTTCTCTAGCTACAGATACCCCATCTTTAGTGACTCTATATTCTCCTGTTTTTCTATCAGGTATAATGACATTTTTGCCATTTGGACCCATAGTAGAAGACACTGCTCGATTGAGTTTATTAACACCTTCTATTAGTTTATCTCTACCTTCTTTATTAAAATATATTTCTTCCATATTAATCAATATTTAATCCTTCTTCAAACATTCCAAAGGTTTGTTTACCCTTCATCTTTCCTTCTAGTTCGCTTTTTTCTTTTAGCACTTCTTTTTCTGCAATCTTTAAATTCTGCATAATCTTTGGTAATTTTTCTTGAGTTCCTGCAATCATAGACAGTGTTGTAACAGTTCCACCATTAGCAGTACGTTCATTTAACAGTTCTCCTGTCTTTTTTAGATATTCACTCATCTCATGTACAGAAGTTAATGCATCTCTGTATAGTTTACCAATGACAGTTAAACTTCTATTTTCATAAAAAATAATAGCTTCTTCCATAACATTATCTATTTTCCAATCATTAGGTAACTCAACATCATTTATTATTTCTTTAGTTCTTTCTTTTAAATCAGGTATAATTAAATAATCTGATTTAATATCTGCATAATAATACACAAATAACATCTCTTTTAAAGACATATCTTTGTTACGAGTTTTATCTCTTTTCAGTATTTTTTTAAATGGAGAAAGTCCCCAGCATTGATCTTCAACGCTGAGAACTCCATCTTTTAATATAAAACCATTCATTATTGTTTAGGTTTTTGTACTTTCTTTGTACGCTTTACTTTGTCTAAAACAGAATCCGTTGTAGTAAATGTTAAAGGTGTTTTTGAACTATTAATATTTTCTATTTCAAACTTTAGTTCTAGATTTTCTAGTTCTTTACTTTCTAATGATGCAGCAATAGCGTCTGTTTCATACTGTTTATATAAACCATAGATAATACCTAGAATTGCAGTAGATGCAGAAACAACAGTTGCTAGATCAACAATTCCAAAAGCAAAAGAAATAGCTAAAGCAGTTACAATAATTAGTGACGTGATTTGTGAGTATAATTTATTCATTTGTCTGTAGTGTTTGTGTGTTAGTAAATTTTGTTAATATTAATCGGTCTTCAAGTATTGCAAAAACATAATCTCCATAAACAATAGGAGATAGTTTAATACTTGATAACATTTCATGCGAATTGTTTGGATTTATTTCTTTAGTTGTCATTTTTTCAATATCTACTCTAACTAAGTCTCCTGGTTCAATTTGTTTTACGTTTTCCCCAACAGCAATGACATATTGAAATTCAGACATAACATTGTTAGAAAAATTTAAAGCATCTTCATCTTTGTCTTCATCATATTCTGAATTTAACGTGATAATCACTTTGCCAAACATTGGCTTTTCTGAAAACACTTTTATAATTTCTAAAATTTCTTCTCTACTAAGATTCTTCTTTTCTTCCATTCTTTTTTCTAATTTGATTGTTTAAGTAATTAAGTCTATTTTCATGACCTTTTATTATTTTATTATCTGTATATAGCTTACCTATATATTTGTAATAAAACGTTGTTTTTAAATTATCCATTTCTTCATCAGATAATCCTTCTAATTTTAACTTTTTTATTTCTTGATAAGTAAATCTAAATTGAGATTCAATTATTTCTTTAACTTGTTCGTCAGTTAAATTGTTGTTTAACCCTATTGTATGTATTATTCTTTTTACCTTAAAATCTTCTATTTTATTGTTCATAATTAATATTGAAGTTGAAAGTTATAACAAAAGACTTAGGATCATCCAATAAATCGGGAATATAATTTTTAGATATCTGTTTGTCAATAATTACTTTCTTTTTTCTAAGAGAAGTTAATATATTTTGTAACACACTATCCTGCATTCCTACTTCTTCAATAATCAATCTTCTTGTGTCGTAATCAAAGACTTCTTTCCATAGTACTTTATTATTTGTTATTTCTTTACCTAACTTATAGTGATAATATAAAAATAAAGCTACTACTTTTTGTTCTTGATTTGTTAAGTTGTGAAAGGGTTTTAGAAATTCAACATACCTAAAAAAGAAATTCTTTAGTTTAACATTTAGTGTAGCACTTTTTATATTATTCATTTTTTTTACTTTTTACTTTATAATGTTTAGAAATTAATGCCATAAATTTTTGAGCACTGATTGGTTTTTTACTAAAACCTAAATCAAAACTTTTCCAATCGTTATCCCAATCTCTAAACATATCCATGATAATTTTAATATTTCTTATACTACTCATCTTCTAAATATTTAATAATGTCTACTAGCACTGAATTTCTGTGATTAGATTTTAATGTTTTGTAGCCTACTAAATTACTATCTTTTAGTTTTAGTATTTTGTAAATACAACTGTTCTTGTTAATTTGTTTATCTACTTGTTCTAGTGAACCACAAAAAATCATTTTACTGTCTTTACCTAATCTGGTAAGTATTGTTCTAAAGTCACCGTATTTCATATCTTGAAATTCATCAACAATAACTACAGATTTAATAAATGTAATTCCTTTAGCCACTTCAATAGGCATTACTTTAATTAAACCATCTTTTAACATCTTTTCAGTTGTTGGTTTACCTTGACATACTTCTAAGTTTTGAATTATAGGATATGTATATGGTGCCATTTTCTCTTCTAATGTTCCAGGTAAAGCAGCTAAACTATTTTTTATCATAGGTCTTGTAATCCATATGTTATCAAATTGCTTTTTTCTAAAAGCTTTAATTGCAGTGTGTACAGCAGCTAAAGATTTACCTGAACCAAAGTCTCCTAAAAGAAAGTTTACGTCATATTGATAAAACAACTCAACAAACTCTTTTTGCTCTTCGTTTAAATCTACATTTAATTTGGGCTCTGTTCTCAATCCTCTTTTTTCTGTATTAGGTATTTTTGTCATTTACAAAGTCATTATATTTATAAATATTTTCAAATTCTTTAATTTCATTAACTGACCCACATCTCATACATACATTATTTACATCTTCATCTGTAATAATGTGTAAACTTTTACAGTATTTACATGCTACAACTGGTTCTGCATCGTAGTCTTTTTTATTGTCTTGTTCCATTTCTTTAATTATGTTTTTAATATCATTTACCCAAGAAGTATCATATGTTGGAAAAGGTCCAAGTTTATTATAATACTCTACATGCTTGTATAAGCTTTTAAGATGTTTGAGTTTGTTTTTCTTCATTGTTATATATGTTTAATTCTGTAATCCAGTCTTCATCTTTTTTATTTATTACTACATTATATTTAAAACTAGGATATTTACTTGAAAACAATTCCATTTTAGTTTTAAAATTATCTACTTGATCTAAAGCAACTTTTAAATCTTTTTCTATTGTTGTATATGTATTATTCAATTTTATTTATTTCTTTAAATTTATCCCATTCTGTTTTATTAACAAGTTCTCCAAATCTATCACTGTTACAGCTTTCTTTAGTAGAAGTTCTACCATAAAATTCACAACCACATTTAATACATTTCCCTGTCTTCATACAGTCATCTTTACATATTAATCTTCTGTATGCGATTTGTTCTTTTAAATGTTGAGGTTGTATATTTAGATTTTCTAGTATTAGTTGAGAATTTCCCTCTAGATAATTATAAATATTGCTGAGCGTTATCTTATGTTTCATTTAAACTGTTTAATTTACTTAATATCATTGTTTTTTCAAGACTATCTAATTCTCTACCTATTAATTCAGAAACAATAGCATCAATGTTGTCTTCAGTTACTTTATCTTCTAATGTAACTAAATATTTTGAAATTTCGTTTATCTGTTCTACTCTAGTATAAAATTCTTTTACTTGTTTTTTAATTTTTACTTTCTGTTGGAGTTTAACTTGTCTTGCTCCGTTTTTTGTATATGTTGACATTATTTTATATTTTTAAACTTTAAATATTTAGGATTTTCATTACTCCACTTTACTCTGTAAACTTCTAATTCTTTATCTGTTTTAGTTGGAAATATGTTTCTCCAATATTCTAATTCTTTAGGATTGATTGATTTTTGATCAAGATGCTCACTTGCTTTTTTAATACTGTTAATTCTATCTTGTTCTTTAGATTCAGCTTTAATCATTAAGTTTATAATTTATAATGTTAGTGTCTATTATTGAATCCCCTACTTTATTAAATATAACATGTGATTTAATATAACCTGTTTTATTTCTAACAAAGATTTGTACTGTAGGTTGTTGTGAATCATTTAAAAATAGACCTACGTTAATATCATTTAGTCTATCACCTTTCCATTTCTTTGTATAGTAGTTATAAAGACTAAATATACTTTTTTGGTTATCTATAATTTCTTGTTCTATTTCGTCGTGTTTATTTTGTATGTCTATTATCATCTATTTTTTTGTTACAGTACTTATTATAAAATTCATCATTTCTTATTTCTTTAGTAACTTTTGGAAACTTTAAATCTTTAGCATTCCATTCATCATTGTAATATATTCTTTCTTCTTCATTCATATTAAAATACTTTTTCGTCTGTTAGTTCATCTTCTAAACATTCATAATTATGTTCAAACCCAACAACTATAGTGTAAACATATTCTCTATATCTTAACGAATACAATATATCCATTATAAGACCTTCTTCTGAATCAGGAGTATTATGATATACTCTATCTCCTATGTTAAATTTAGGTTGTTTCATTTATATGTTTTTCATTTACTTTATTTCTTATACAAAGGTACAACATATATTTGACATATCCTAATAAAAAGTAATTTATTTTAAAATAAAGCAAAAAAAAGACCTATACAAGTATGTATAAGTCTAAATTCAAGATTATTTTAAAGTGCACCACTAATGCAAATGAATAACAGGACACTATATGACTTACCTCTTACCTATAAACTAATATAGATTTAATAAGTTATTTAACTATTAGATACAGCGAGGTTTCCACGATTTTAGATAAATCATGACCTCTTGGCTAGCCAGTGTTACAGAAGTTGTCATACCTCGCAAAACCCATCCTCTTAAAACTAAACGTTAGTGCCGTGTCCACTATTAATTAAGACAACTGTATCCTAAACTAGTTGCTATTATATTTTAATACTACAAAGATACAACATTTAATTAAGAATTCCTAATTATTTATGGTTTATTTTTAGTTTTAAGTAGATTATTAATAGCTTTTATGTAATACTACAACCTTTACTTAAATTATCTTTAGCCCACAAAGGTTGTAAATTAGTATAATGACTTAGTTTTATTTTATCAATATCAGTTTTCCCACTTGACAACGGTGTTATATGATCTATATGCCATTGTCCATAGTTATCCCAACTCATTGTGTTTGAAAACTTACTTGCAATATGATCAAATATTGTTTTATAATATATCTAAAGTTGAAGGTTTATCTGTTAACTTTAGATTTCTAATTCTTCTTCTTAAGTTACATTTCATTTTGTATAAAGGATCAGTTTGTCTTTTTAACTTCATGTATTCTACAGACTTTTTGTTTTGTCGTTCTTTATTATTAATATACCAATTATCCATAATTTTAATTTTATGCAAGATACAAAATTAATTCCACATATCCTAACAAAAGTGGTAATTTTTTTTATTTTTTTTTTATTTTTGAAATTTTATATTGACTGAAAGCGCTTTATAACCTAAAACTCACCCCACTCTTTTCAAATTTTGGGAGGTACTCGTCAGAGTATTTGTCATAACCAGAATTGTTGATGTCGTGACTCGACCACAATTCATAAAATATCGTATTATGTTCATAGCTAAATTCACACAAGCGTCTTCAGACACTTTCAAAGCAGATCACAATGATCACATGCCATTCATCGGTGACATCGTTGCAGGTGTTGCTAAAGGGTCTATTATCAATGGTACTATGTTTAAACGTGGAAACTTTGAAGAAAATACTCTTTATCTATGTGATAACCACACAGATCCAGAGTATCCTGATAACGTGCAAACAACTGTTATCACTAAGGTATCACCATTGGAATTTATGCAAATGCGTAAAGAACTTGGTGCAGGTAAACTTAAGCGTGAAACTGTTGAAGTAGACGTTGAAGATGACGTTGAAGCAGACGCATAAACCTAAATAGCCTCTTCGGAGGCTTTATTAAACAATACTCCTATTTATAGGGTAACCCCGTTTTAAACGGTAATACATACAAAAGGACAGCAAACCTTGAGAACTGTATTGTTTTTTATAGCCTCTTTGGAAGCTTTCTTTAACAATTAAACAACTAAAACTACATATTATGAAAATTGAAATATTACTTTGCGACAATATTAATGAAGAATGTTCTGGTATGACTGCCTTTAACACTTCTTCGTTTATACACAAAAAAATTAGGCATTTAAATCAATTTCAAGGAATTGTGTTGATTGACAATGTACCTGTTAAATTTTCATATTCATCTCTTGGAGATGATGGAGATATATTTAGCGAAAATCAAAGTTATCGTTCTATTGTTAAAGCAGTAGTGCCATTATTTATATTTAGTAATGTAAATAACGGTTTATACCCAACTGTTGATGCAGAAGTATAAAAATATATAACCTTCTTCGGAGGGTTTATTTTTTTTACACACTAGACTCTGGAAGTTACTTTTGTATCCCAGTATAAATAGACTCAATAGATCACATTATAAATAGACCACCTAATAACACTAACTTCGTAAATGTGTTTTAATTTGAATTGACTAACTACTTTGTCTCTCTCAAATTATTCATTTAGGTGGTATATTTTATACCTTAATATATATACATTAATAAATCACCAATATTATGGACTTAATTCAAGACACTTTAATAAATACAATAGTAGGTGGATTCATTGTGGTTGTTGCGATTGTAATCTCTGTAATACGTGATTATTATAAAGATAAAACACAGTAGAACCTCTGTTAAGTCGCGGTATGACTGGGTTTGTTAAGGCTTGTATAACCTCAATCCCACAATATCACACTTTATCGCTGACTAAACTAATACACACTGTTAATAATCTATAGCTTTTACACTAACATTTAATAACAATTCACATGATTTATATCATTATAGTTTCTGTATTTATTGTAATAATTGCTGTCATTAACAACGACGATTATACAAATTTTAATACATAATCACCAACAATCTACAAATAATGGTTACATTTTAACCACTATCTACATATAATTTTAACTCATCAGCCCTTTGTTAATACTAAAGGTTATGTCCTAAGTATTTGGTTCTATCTAAATGATGTGTATACTCAATAATAGTTAAGAGTATATTAATAAACTAACTAACAACTAAAACAAACAATATTATGAAATTATATAGTGTTTATTCAATCACAATAGATAATGATGCTCCAGAACATTACATGTCACATAGACATGAGGTTTTGATCAATGTGTACGATAACTACGAATTAGCAGTAGCTAAAGTAGATCAGCTGTATGTGGATTCAATTGAACAAAGCTCAATCAATAGTCCATTTGAAATTACTGCTGAAATTAGAGAAAATATTCTAATTACAAGTAATAATGAAGTAAATAAATTAATTTCTAATCATAATTCTTATAATAATGATTAGAAATTAATTGGAAATGAATATTAACTAAAACAAACAATATTGTGAAAGAATTTAAAACAATTGTATGGTTGTTTCTTTTTTACATGAGTATGTATACAATTATTGATTGTAAACTAAGTGATAGTATTGACTGGATATATAATATATCTACATCTCTATTTTTCAGTTTATTAGTATCGAAAGTATATAATTACGGAAAAAATAACAACTAAAACAAAAAATTATGAAAGCAACTAAAACTTACTCAGACAGCAAACAAACTGTCTGGGAAACCTGGTTTATTATATCACTAATGTTGGTGGTATTTACATTTGTATTAGGTCTTAACTTTGGACCTAAGGAACTGCCAAGTTTTCCATTAATTGGAGTACTTGCAAACATTAATCTTATCTACTGTATTGTGGTAGGTTCGAGAAAAAGAAATTAACAATATAATTAAACTCTTTGATTGAAGACAAACAATAATATTTTCTATTCTATAACATATTAGATAGTTAATGTAGTTTTTACAAATATTATAGACTGTATCAGCAGTTGTGTTTGTTGTAAATGTAAGTCTAAAATCTTTCCACATTGCAATGTGTCAACGAAAGAACTTACCTCACTGAAATTTGGGCAAAGAGTTTTTGGAATAGTGAGACAAAACACTTTAAAAGAAGGTAAAGCGGAAATGCCTAAAATAAATAGAAGCTAGTTCTACATAAAATCAACCGTAAAATAGTTGTACACACTCGATATAAAACTGTAGTGTGCTGTTGTAGAATGATAACAAACAGTAAAAACAGGTTAAACATTAAAGCCTTTGTAAGTAAATTGAGTTTGAAACTCGACTAAGTCGATGAAGAAGATTTGGTAGTTTAAATAGGAATAAAACTACTTACATAAAGATACTAGCAGTAATGTTAGATGTGTTGTCGCCTTGAGAAAGTGATGAAAGATGGTTCGGTAATGAGCAAGTCTCAACACAAATGAGTTCTCAGCAAGTAGTAGTAAATAGATGTCCTACTACGTGACCCAAACAGATTATCAAGGGCTGTAACTGATAACTCAGATTCCTGATAATGCTGTGGGTGCTAAACAAACAATCAAAACATTTATTATAATTTTATATATTTGATATATAATAAATGTAACGTTCTTTAAATATATACAATATTTTAAAAACACATTATGAGTTTAAATTTTAAACAATTTAATACATCTTTGAAAAAGATATAGCCAATCGATTATATCTTGAGTAAATCTTATAATGTGTTTATTTTTTTAATTATCTTTTATTACATCCAAAACAAAATTAATCAAAAATAAACAAAAATGAAAACAAAATTATTAATTGCATTGTTATTGATTAATATATCAGTATATGCACAAAGATTTAGATTTAGTGAAACTTCAGGAACTAACGTTTCTGTTACACTTGAACCTAAACCAACATTAGAAAGAAGATCACCAAATTTAATATTTGAATTTGAATATGAAGAAAACTTTGGTTATGTAAAAGTTGCTTCACAAATACTTCCAGCATTAGAAGGTGGTTATATTGATTTAGCAGGTGGTGTAGGTTTAAGCTTTACTAGTGGTTATTTTAAACAAATGAGATATACAATAGGAATACGTGGTGGATTTATTAAACGAGCAGATATTATTTATCCCTTGTTTGGTCAAGAACTAAATATACTATGGAATATACCATCAACAAAATTTAACATAGGTATTAGATTATCTAATGATTACAGGGAAGACTTTAAATTTACAGGAGGTGATCCAGGATACCGACAAAATGCAGGATTTAAAATACAATACATGTTATAACAAAATAAAAACTTAAAATTATGCCATTTTATACAGGAACAACAAAAGACGGTTCAGATATGGTTGAAGTACAAGGAATGTATATATCTGAAAATGGAAAAGAATGGTCAAATAAACCTTATTCAATAAATCGAGAATTGCATAGACATTTGAATTATGTTAAATTAGATTTAAAATCTGCGCATGAAGCGATGTTAAACAACAATTCAAAAGCTTCTAAAAGAGTACAAAAGTATTTAATTGCTAATTATCGTGCAATGAATCCAGACAATCAATAAAATTAACTAAATTAAACATTAAAATTATGAATAATCAAGAAATTACAACAGTAACTTACAATTTTGAAGACGGTACTAGAATTTTACAACCAATCAACAAAGAATGTTTGTTTGACTCAAAAGGTCGTAGAGTATCTGTAAATCAACTAAACAATCTTTTTGAAACTACAGCTTACGACAAAAAAGCAACTAGCTTTAGTTTAGAGTCTATTGAAAGCCCTGAAAAAGTTGAAAACGTATCTGAATTTAGTAAAATTGAAAAGTACAATGCTAAAAAAGATTACAAAGATTTTAGAAAAGAAAACAATGGTGCTTTTAAAAACCAGAAATCACAATTTCAAGCAATGGTTGTTGACAAGTTTAAAAACACTAAAATGAAAATCAGATACAATGTATCTATAGCTATTGCAAGCTAGTGGAATCGATAATACTTATAAGTGGAATCATTTGTTTCTTACTTATTGTATTGTTTGTTTCATTATCAACCAATACTAAAAAAAAGGTAAAACCTAATAACCTTAGTTTAATTAATGACATGAATGTTTCTAATAACAAAAGTGATGGATTCTGTATAGAAAATGCAGAGCGTCCATCACTAATTCATGAAAAAAATAAACTCTATCTAACTAGTCACATTAATAGTGTGATAAATAACGACAAAAATTATGACAACAATTACAAAATTACAAAAAGAAGGATACCAAGGAATTAAGGTTACGTCAATGTTAAAAGCTGTTGAATCAGTAGGAATATTTAAACAATTACGTCTTGTGCAACAAAACGAATTTAGTAGTATTAAAAACAAGTACAACAAAAATGGTTATTTAACTAAACCACATTTTACCTATCTTTGGCAATTGTACTGGAATTTTGTTTTAAACAACTTTAGATTTAATGATAAGTCTGCGACTTGGACTATCCCTGTTAAAATCAAAAAGATTGAAACAAAACATATTGGAATGAAAATGTTTAATGAATTAAGCAAAACATTATGATACAACGCAGTTAAATCATTCAGTTGATTATTTATATAAAGAATTTAAAAAACTAAATTAAAGACAGTTATTAACCAATAAATTTAATCAGAAATGTATAGTAAATTAGATTTATTGTTTAGAATAAAATATTGGGACTTGAGCAAAAGCTCTCGAAGAAATTTCAGATAATAAGTTTTCCACTGAAAATATTTTAAAGATGATGTCCTCTAGCGTTTAAGAACTCTACAACCAGTAGAAACACAGGTTTGAATCCTGTCTTCATCTTTTCGTCAGCTCTTTTACCGTAGCTTAATCAAATGGACGGTATATGTAAAAACAGGTTGAGGAGTAATTAAGTTTACTCCTTTAAACCTAAATAATTAAAAACTGTATGTTATGAGTATTGTAGATAAATTACGATCTTTATATGGTGTAAAAAACTATATATCAAAACATTTAGAAATAAGAGAAAAAGATTTAAATGTCTTGTTCTTAAGATTTGCAGAAACAAGTGAATGGAAAAAACATTTTGCTAAATCTAATTCTAAAAATTACAAAGGTTCTAATAAACCTTACATTGATAACGCACATTTAATATCATTGAACTGTTTTGATGAATTTAAAAAATGGTTATCGTTGAATAAAAACTAAAAATCAAAAACAAAATGATAAAATTATTGTTCTCTAACGGTGAAATTGTGTTTGTTCATTTATTTAACAAAATTGATCTTCAAAATGCATTAAAAAATAACTAAAACTAAAAATTATGGAAACATTTATCGGAATACTAATATATTTAGCAATTGTAATTATTTGTTATTATTTAAACAAAAAATTAGTAATTTCTAGCACTGGATATGAAAACATTTGGTCATGGGAAGATGTAAGACTTAATTTATTTTTCAGTATAACTATATTACCATCTATAGTGGTTTGGATGTATTATATTAAATTTAAACTGCCAGCAATTTCAGAAAAACCACCTCGTTGGTTGTGAACTTGTTATGGGTCTTATCGTCTAGTGGTTAGGACAGTTGGTTTTCGACCAACTAACGAGAGTTCGATTCTCTCTAAGACTACAAACTAAATTTCATAATTTTAGTTACATCTGCGGATGGTTTTAGTTAGTTTAAATATGAGTGAAAACAATGTAAACTCTTAGAGACGGCGTTAGTAACTCATATTTTTTTAAAAACTATATTATGAATAAAAAAAACAATAACTAATTAATAAAAATTATGAAAATTATACAAAAAAAAGATTTAATTGAAAATGAAATTTACACTATAGAAAGTAACTCTCTTGTTTATATATTTAAATTAGAAAAGGACATTGAAAACTGTTTTAATGTGTATCAAAATGGAAGTTTTAAAAAACTGTTTAAATATGGTAATTTTAATAAAGATTCTTATGTTTTTAGAAAAGCTAAAGCTGAAAAAAAACATTGGCTGGAAACTTGTATTAAATTAGATAAATATGTAGAATATAGTGAAGCTATGAAATCATTTGTAAAAAAAACTAAAGAAATTAAACCATTACCTTGGTTCAAGGTAATAAAAGTAGGTGATCGTAAAACAATCTATGACAAAACAGTAATTCTTGAAGTTCAGAACAATGAAGGTAATCAATTTCATGTTGGTGACTCAGTAACGCCTTTTAATGGTATTAATAGAGGTATTAAATTTAGAATACTAGCATTTAGATATACAAATGATTTAAGTAACGTTTGTGCTATTACAGAATTACATATACTTTACGGTATTGGCATTGATAAAATTGAACATTATATTGAAACTAAAGTAGTTGAAGAAGAATCTTTACTAGAAAAAGCTAAAAGATTATATCCTGTTGGGACTAAATTCAAATCAGCAGCATCTTTTGAAATTTTTACAGTAAAAAATCACAATACTCAAAATTGTAGTAACATTGTTTTTGATACTATAGAATCAGGTAGTCAAAATAATTTTTATGGTTGTGTATATAGCGAGGATAGTAATGAATGGGCTGAAATAATTAAATAACATGGAAAATGAAATAGATTACTTAGAAGAAATGGAGTTAGACGGCAGATGGTTTAATAATGAAACTGTAGCATCATGAAATACAAACTTATAAAAAAACTACCGTTTGAAAACAGTCCCAAAATGGGATATATTTCTATAGAAAAAGAGTCACTGCAATCAAATAAATCTCATTCTTGGATGAGTCTTTGGTTTAAACCAGAGCAACATCCAGAATTTTGGGAAAAAATTGTTGAAAAAGATTATGAGATATTAAGTTTTATTAATGTAAATAATAAAATATATAAATTACAAAAAGATGGTAGGTATTTTCATTATGAATTAAAATATAATGAATATAATTACTGCTTATCTCAATTAAAAATTCATTCAATTAAAAGATTATCAGATGGTGAAGTATTTACTATTGGGGATAAAATTCAATTAGATAATGACAATAAAGAATATGGTACTATTACAGAACTTTACATTTCACATGAACAATTAAGATTTTATTGTGATACTTTAGGAGGTGTACTATGTCATGATTTAGATAAAAGAAATAATTTCACTATATATATTTCCAAAAAACCATTATTTACGACAGAAGATGGTGTTGGTATTTTTGAAGAAGATAAATTTTATGTTTTAGTAACACCATTTAATGATAAAAATAAAACCAATATTTGTGAACAAACAGCCAGTAGCTATTATAGGGATTGTAAACTTTTAACTTTTTTTACTAAAGAAAAAGCTGAAGAATATATATTAATGAACAAACCTTGTTTAAGTTTAAATGATATTGTTAAAAATTGTTTAAATATTAACAATTCCAATTGTAAAACTATTACAGAATCTCTAAAACAATTAGTAAAAACTAAAATTAACAAATAATGGCATTATATGTAAAAATCAAAAAACAGGAAACAATAAAGCAATTTTTAACACTTTTTTTTTCTTCTACATTTAGAAAAGGATATCTAACAAGTCTTTCTTCGTATACAGATTCAGGTTTTCTTGAGTTACAATGTGAAGAAGGAAGATATAGATCTTTTGACGACGTGTTTGAAATCATTACAACTTATTACCCTGGAACAACAGTTGTTGAATTAATGAATGAACTAATTGATTTAAAACCCAGATGTATAGAAACTGGTGTTTTAAAAGATCTGTATACAATGTTTTGTGGTAATATTTCAAAAAGTGTAATGCTTTACCATAATCATACTTCAAATGATGTAAGTGCACAAAAAGGTGATTCAGAATATTCATGGTTTACTTTGTTTAAAATGGTTAAGGAAAAAAATAGTAAAAAAATTAACGATCTTCAGACAGTTAATTAATTCTTGTTTGTTTTAAAGATATGACTCATCTAAAACAATTAAATGAAAAAAGAATTATATGATATTGAATGTTTTCACAACTTTTTTTGTGTTGGAATTAAAAACTTTGACACAAAAGAAATTGTTTTTTACGAAATTAGTGAAGAAAAAAATGAATTAAAAGAAATTTACAATTGGTTTTTAAATTATGAAGGTTTTTTAATCAGTTTTAATGGTATACATTACGACAATCAAGTTATTAAATATTTGTTGTTAAATTACAGCAAATATCGAGATTTAAATTGGGCAAATGTAACTTCAAGTTTGAAATATTTTTCAGATAAAATAATTTATGGTGAAAATTATCAAGATGACGAAATTAAAAAAGTTAAGTATTTAAAGACAAAGTGGATTGACATTGATTTGTTTGCGTATTGGTCTAAGATGTTAAGAATATCTAAAAAAATCAGTTTAAAGTCTTTAGGTATTCAACTAGGTTATCCTGTTGTTCAAGAATTACCTTATAGACACGACTCTGTCTTAACAATAGATCAGTTACCAAAATTACGTTATTATAATTACACACATGATTTAGGTATTCTTGAATTACTTACTATTAAAATGCAGGATGACATCAAACTTCGTGCAAACATTGTTAAAGAGTATGATATTGACTGTTGGTCTATGGATGCGACTAAGATTGCTTCTGAAGCACTACTTTTAGATTATTGTAGAATTACACATAAAAAACCTTTTTATGTAAGAAATCAAAGATTTGAAAAAGGTGACATGTATCTTAACGATGTGTTAAAAGGTTTTGATCCTGAATTTAAACTTCCTATATTTAAAGAATTGTGGAATGACATATTAAAGTCAAAAGATAAATTCAGTAGAGAACTGTTAGTTAACTACAATAACACTTCTATACGATTAACCTATGGTGTTGGTGGTTTACATTCTATAAATGAAAATGAACAATATCAAAGTAATGATGATTATGATGTTTTAACTTCTGATGTAGCTTCTTTATATCCTAATTTAATAATAAATTATAAATGTATTAGATTTCCTGAAGTTCTAAACAAATATATTCAAGTAAAAGATGAAAGAATTATTGCTAAAAAAGCAAAAGAAAAACAAAAAGACACATTCTTTAAGTTAATTCTTAATTCAACATCAGGTTTACTGGATATGGAACATGGTTGGTTATACTTTCCTGAAGGTGCAATGCGAATGAGACTAATTGGTCAATTGATTCTTACTAAATGTATTGAATCGTGTTTAATTAATAACTGGCAAGTTGTTTCAGCAAATACTGACGGTATTGAAGTAATTGTTCCAAAACATCAAATTCAACAGTATAAAGATATTCTCAATATGGTTTGTAATAAATTTCAATTAGATTTAGAACATGAACATTACGATAAAATCATATATAAAAATGTAAATAACTATATATGTAAAACTAAATCTGGTGATGTCAAACGTAAAGGTTTCTTTAAATTAGATTTTAATGAAAAAGGTCAGAAAGAAATTCCTTTAGGTGATTCAACAGACGAGTTAGTAATATCAAAAGCTTTACACAACTATTATATTAATAATATTTCACCAAGTGAGTTTATTAGTAATCCTGAAAAATACAAACTACATATCTATGATTATTGTAAATCTAATAAAATAGGTAAAGATTTTGCTGTATTTCATAGTGGAAAGGTTCAACAACAATTGAATAGATATTATTTTAGTAAAAAAGGTTTATACTTGTTTAAACAAAAGAAATCAAAAGTTTATTCTGAAACAGATCGAGATAGATTAACAAATGAATTAATTTCTAAACACAATAGAGAAGATTACCCCAATTGGAAACCCTTAAGTGAAGAGCAATTAATAAAAAGTATTGATCTTTTAATTTATGGAGATGCTACAATGATGCATGTAAATGTAGGTGAAGGTGTCATATTGTTTAATAACTATGAAGAGAAACCTTTTAATGAATACAACGTTAATTATTCTTACTACATTAGTAAAACACAGAGAATAATTGATGAGATAAATAACTTTAATCAATTAAAATTATTTTAATAATTAATAAACTTAAATAGTTATGAAGTACAAAATTAAAAAATTAGGATCTGTTGATAAACCTGTTCATGGTAAAACAGGATATGGAGATTTAGAAGATCACTATGAGGGTATTTTTACTAAACAACCAATAATAGGAGAAAGATTTAATTTACTACCTATTCATTATAGTAAACCACATCTTGGAGGTATATCAACATCACCAGTAACTAGAATTATTGATGAAAACACGTTTGAGACATTGAATTCAGTTTACAGAATTGATAAAATAATTGGAAATGACAATTAATCAACCAGAATATGTTTTTGCAATAGATTTAGTTATGGAAGAACACAATATTACTAATCCTATATTAATTTCAGAACAAATTCAAAAAGATTTAGACATGGATGTAACAATTCATCAGATAATGGATTATTTAGAAATTGACAATGAAAATTGGAAGTTGGAATCAGATAAAATAAAATATTGTAAAAACTATTAAATATGAAAAATAAAAGATGTCCAAAATGTTTAGGTGCTAAAGAAATTATGCAACCTAAAGCAAATGGTAAAAAAGGTTTTGAGTATCAAAACTGTACTTTATGTAAAGCTGAAGGAGTTGTTACAAGTGAACTAGAAAGTGATTATCTTTTTTCAATGAATGAAGATGATTTTGAATTTGAAAATGAATTATAATGGAAGAAACAATTTATGGCTTTGACATGGTATTTGGTTACTTGTTATTGATAATCGCCATTGCGTGGTTTCTTCGTAAAAGAAAATAAAATGAAGAAAATATTATTATTGATTGTACTATTTACGTTTTGTAACGTGAATGCTCAGCAAAAAACAACAGAAGTTTATAAAACAGAAAACGGTATTAGAAGTTTAACACCGTCACAAGTAATACAAACAAATGGCAATACCACAAATGTATACAATACAACAAATGGTATCAAAGAACTTACACCTTCAAAAATTATTGAAAAAACCAATAATACAATACAGGTGTACAACACTACAAATGGTATTAGAAATCTTACACCAAGTAGTATTATTATAACTAAAGAAAAATAATTTTAGTAAACTAAAAACAAGTGAAAAACAAATTAGCATTAATTTTAGATTTTAATTTTCTAGATAATTCTAATATTTCATTAGTTGAGTTTCTGACATTACTTACAATTAAGTATCCTCTTGTAGGTTATTCAGTTGTAGATAGTGTTAAAAAAGAATTACAAAATAAAAACTTTATAAAAATAATATTAGAAAACAATGAAGAAATATTAATTATTAGAGAAAAAGGTAATTTATTAATAGATTATTTAGAAATAGAAGGTTTAAATACAACAAAAGAAAAAAAGGTTGTTAAGAAATCTACAAGAGAAGTTAAAAATGGTTTGTCTGGATTTACGGAAGAATATCGTAGTTTATGGAAAGGATTAAAAATTGGTAGTATGGGTAGTCATGACAGTTGTTATGATAAACTTTCTAGATGGTTTTTTAGCAATCCTTCTTATTCAAAAGACGATGTTTTAAACGCTGCGAAAGTATACATTGATTCGTTAGATAATTACCAATATCTTCAGCAGGCTGATTACTTTATATATAAAAAAGATGGTAAACACGAAACTAGTAGACTATCTAACTTTATAGATGAATCTTCTTTTTCAAGTGAAGACTGGACAACAACACTTAAATAAATAAAAAATGAATGCAATACAAACAATAGTACTATTTACAATGTTTATTTTATTAATTATTTGCTACTTTAAAATAGGATGGAATTCAAACAATAAAGAACAGGATTTATACTTAATTTTGTTATTTTTTATAGCAACATTTTCAATATTTTTGTTAATGATTACTATTGATTCACAGAATAAAGCGAAAAAACAATTAAACGCTAAATTTCCCAAATTAGAGAAAGTGGAAAATGTTTATAGAATTATAAATAAATAATTATGGAAAAAGAATTTATTCCTTATGAAGAAGCATTAGCTTTAAAAGAATTAGGATTTGATGAGTATTGTTTAGCTTTATATAGTTTTGCTAATAAAAATTTTCAAGAAGATCAATTAGTTATCCATACCTGTAAAGTTGAAAAAAAATTAAATTGGATGAAATTTCCAGTACCTCTTTATCAACAAGCTTTTAGATGGTTTAGAGAAAAGTATAATATAAATGTTTCTATAACATCAAAAACGCTAAGTGATGGTAAAACTGTTTACATATCACATGGTAGAACAATCCCTGATACTATTAGTAAAGGATTAATTGTAGATATATTCCCTTACAGAACAGATGAAATCTACGAAGAAGCAGAACTAAGATGTCTTAAAGAATTAATAAAAATAGTGAAAAATGAAAAATGATTTACGTTAAAGAATTAGACGTTCCTAAAACAAGAACAAGAACACAGCTGATAAGATTTTTTCTTAGAGGTGTAAGTTATAAATCTTATTACGATAAAGAATGTACAAAATTACAGTGTGACAACGGTAAATTTAGAAGTATTACTGAATTGCATTCTATTGTTTTATCTAGATTTGAAAATACTAGCTTAAAAGCTGTTGTAAAAATCATACACACAATAATGAAGGAGTCTTCATCTGTTATTTTAGTGTATTGCACAGAAGTAAACAAAGTTGTTGTAAAATATGCATTAAACAAAAGTGCACAGTGGATCAGTGACTATAGCATAAAGCATTTTTATACTAAAAAAGGTGTAGATAACTATAGTTTAGAAAATTTCTATACAATGAATGAAGAATTATAGTTTTCTTTAAATATTTAAAAAACAATAAAACTAAAAAAAATGGACAAAAAAATTAAATGTATTAATGAAGGACCTTACAAGATAACTTTAGATAAAGAATATGATTTAGTTAAAACAGAAGGTAATTATTATTTTTTACAAAATGATTCTTTAAAACTTGTTAGATATTCTAAAGACTTTTTTGAAGAAGTTCAGAATAATATTGCCCTAGAAGAAGAGTCAAATGTAGTTATATCTTTAACAGAAGCTCAAGTAATTGCAAGTATTTCAGAAGATGGTTCTGCCTTTACAGATAATAATGGAGAATTTGTAGAGTTATACTTGTGTTTTCTTTCTGCATCAGAATCAACTATTTCCTGTGGTATTATTGAATTTCAGGGAATTAATGATTTAATTTCAAGTATTGAACAAGAAGTACCAACTGTTGATAGTGATCGTATTGAACTAAAAAGAAGTATTTTCAAGAAAGTAATAAAATATTCAGTTAGTCAACAAAAATGTGCAATAGCTCTGTTTTCAACAAATGTAGATTTCGATGAAGATATATTGCCTGCTTTAGATGAAATTTCAGACGTTGTATCAAGAACAGTAATTAATCCCAACAGTGAAAACAATATTAAGTTATGGATGATGTACAACTAGAAAAAAAAGAGATTCCCTTTGAAAAATTATATCTTTCTGAACTAGATATTAGATCAAACGGTATTCGTCTTACAACTTTAGATTTATTTTTAAGAAGCATGCTTTTAAAAAAAACAAAATATAATTCTTTCTATGGTATGCCAAAAACGTATTACGAAAGGGAATTTTCAAGTCTTCAATGTAGTTGCCAAGTGCGTTCTTTCTTTGATATAGTAAACATCTGTAAGACATATTTTGACGCTACAGATAAAGATGTTGCAGGATATCTAAAACAAATTATTTCAGAAACTCGTTTCAATGCATATCACAACATGAGATATGGTTTTTTGTTTTGTGGTAAAGCAGATGGTTGGGTATTGCATTCCAGTGATAATTCCTGGTCTATTGACGAAAATTTTGTAATAAGTTATTCTTCAAGTGAAAACAAAATGAAAGAAAAAGGAAATAGACATTATTCAATGAATAACATTCTAGAGTTGATGAACAAATAATTTAGTAATCTTAATAATTATTAAAAACTATACAAATAAACAAAAATCAAAAAGATTATTAGTAAACACTAATAAAATTAATGAAAAAAGAAAATGATAGTTTATTTTCAAGAGTTTATAGTAATATAAAACAAAAAAGAGAAAGAATATTAGATGGTAAAGTGAACTGTATTCCGTGGGGATTGCCTCGATTTGAAAACAGTTCACCAGGAATAGAACAAGGTAAGTATTACCTAATTTCAGCAAACCAAAAAGTTGGTAAAACACAAATCACAGATTGGTTATTTCTTTATAATACAGTACAACAAATACTAGATAATGGTCTTAACATAAGATTGAAAGTTTTTTACTTTAGTCTCGAAATGTCTAAGGAAGAAAAAATGTTATCTTGTTTTGCAAATATTCTGTATGTTAAAGAAGGAATTAGAATTTCACCAACAGATTTAAAATCCACAAATTCAAAAAAGGTTCTTTCAGAAGAAGTTTTACAAATTCTTTCAAAATATAAAGAATACTTTGACAAAATTGAAGAAGTTGTAGAGTTTGTAGATGATATTAGAAATGGTTTTGGTATGTACAACCTAGTTAGAGAATATGCTCTAGCTAATGGTAAATTACATTACCGTGACATCGAAATTAAAGGTAAAACAACAACTATTGAGGACTATTATGAAGCAAACGATCCTGATGAATATGTAATGATTGTTATTGACCACATTTCACTTATTTCAACAGAAAAAAGAAATGGTGAACAAATGAATCTTCATCAAAGTATTTCAGTATTATCTTCAGACTATTTAATTAAACTTAGAAACAGATTTAATTATATACCTGTAGTTATACAACAGCAGAGTTCTGCACAGGAAGGTATTGAAAATAAAAAGGCAAATCGTCTTAAACCCACAATGGATGGTCTAGGTGATAATAAACTTACAGGTAGAGATGCAAATGTCATGCTTGGTTTATTTAGTCCCTATCGTCATGAAATTCCTGAGTACTTTGGATACGATATTAAACAATTAAAGGACAACATTAGATTTTTAGAAATCATGGGCAGTCGTGACGGTGGTGCAGGTAATGTTTGTCCATTATATTTTGATGGCGCAGTTAACTTTTTTTCAGAATTACCTGACTCAAAAAACACTGAAAAAATGGAAAAAGTATACAAATTTATAAAAAACAAATAAAAATGAGAAAAAAAGCAAATGAAAGATCATAAGTTTTCTGGAAACTATGTTTATTTTAAATATGGTTCTGTAAATTGTCTAGAATCGTCTTCAATGTGTTACTCTGGAATTAAAAAAAAGGATTTTGGTAAAGATTGTGCTTTAGAATTAAAGTATTTCTTAAGAAAAGAAACATTAGCTTATGCAAAAGAATACATCTTAATGTTAGAAAAAATTTTCAAGTGTACTATTGAATGGTGTACAGAAGATCACATTAAAGTTAACAATTTTAAAGATTTTTATATGTTAAAAATCTTTACTACTTTATTTAGGTTTCTTTTTGAACAAGGTTACTCAAATCACAAATTAACTGTTAAATTTCTTAAAAGTTTTACAGATAAAAAAGATAGTGAAGATTTTTTGTTAAGTCTTATAGAAAGTTATAACGACGTTTCTTTTACTGTAAACAATACAAATCATGATCTCAGGAATGATGAAAAGAATGATTTAAAGTTACGAACAACAGAAGAACTAGAAAATTTTAAATTCAGTGAAGAAAAATACTCACCAGTTCATAATTTCTTTAATAAAAAATAATGATAAAACGAAATGTAAAAACAGTTGAAGATGTTGAAATATATTTTTCAAAAGTAAGAAAAATAAAATTTAAAGAAGATGTTACTATTGATTCATTAGATGATATTTTTAGAAATCTCTTTGGACTTGGATTAAGAGGAATATTACCAAGAGAACAGAAAAGTACCTTTTACAGAGGAAATCAGGTACATTGTGAAACACAAAACGATTATAAGTACCGTAGTTTTGATGATTTCTTTAAGCTATCAAAAAACTATTTTCCAGAAATTACAATACAAGAATCAATTACACATTTATTAAATGTAGAAAAAGAAAAGAACGAAAGTGGAATATATCTTAGCATTGGCTATTGTGGAAACATAAGAAAATCAAATTTGAGATCACTATGTCGGTATGGAAGGTCTGGTTGTTTTGCAAATTATAATATTGCAGATTTATTTCCTAAATTAGATTTACAAATGAAAAATATTTAAAAATTTACAAAAATATACAAATTAGTTATTAACAATTAATTAGAGGTATATGGTAGGTCGGAAGATAAAAAATGATTGAATTACCAAGTAAAAAAGGAAAGATAGATAGAATTAATCCAAAAAAATTGATTTTATTTAGTAAACCTAAAGTTGGAAAAACGCAAGCTTTAAGTTCTTTAGAAAATTGCTTATTGATAGACTTAGAAGGAGGTGCAAATTTTGTAGAAGCAATGAAAATTGACGTTCTAAAATTAGCTAAAGAAAGCGATAAAGCACCTATTTCTATTCTAAAGGAAGTAATTAATAAAATACAAGAAGCAAACAAAGAAAAAGGTAGTTATGTCTACAAATACGGTGCAATCGATACTGTTACAGCACTTGAAGATATGGTTTTAGTAGTCGCAAATAAGTTGTACACTCAAACAGCTCAAGGTCGTAATTGGATTGGTGATGATGTTACTCAACTCCCAAATGGAGCAGGTTATCAATACACTAGAAAAGCTTTATGGATGGTTTTAGAAGAATTAGAAAATTGTTTTGAAACACTAATTATTTTAGGACATTTAAAAGATAAATTTGTAGAAAAAGAGGGAAAAGAAATGACTGAAAGAGGTCTTGATTTAATAGGTAAATCCGCGTCAATCTTATGTTCTCAAGTAGATGCGATTGGATATTTATATCGAGATGAAAACAAAACAGTTGTTAATTTTACACCCTCAGACTCTTTAATCTGTGGTTCACGTAGTGAGCATTTAAAAAATAAAAAGATCACATTAATTGAATCAGATGATTCTGGTAAACTAACAATTGACTGGTCACAAATTTTTATTTAAAAATAAATAAACAATAGTTATACTTCTATAAAAAGTAATACATACACGCCAAATAAATAAAAATATAATATATGAGCTTTAATTTAAATGATTACGATAATACTGCAATCTCAGTATTCAACAATGGATCTGCTGGAAAAGTAGAAAATGTTTTAGTTAGCATAGAAAAACGTAAAGCTGACGAGCCAGACAAAAACCCACCTTACAAATTAATTGTAACAGATAATTCAGGTGGTACACCTATCAATCAGGGCTTTTACTTTGATGAGTCAGATGATGAAAAACGTCAGACACAAACAATTCAAAGAATTAAGTCAATTGCAAAAGCAGTTTTACCTGCAGATTTTGTGTATCCTATAGTTAACAGTTACAGTGAAGCTGTAAATAGTTTATTTAAAATTATTAAAGACAACTGTGAAGGTGTAAAAGTTAATGTGTTTGTAACTTACGGTTATGTAGGTCAACAAAAACTGGCTAAATATTTAGGATTAAGAACTTTTAATTTTATTGAACCTACAAATGTAGAATTCAGTAGATTAAAAAGTTCTGCCACAGATATTATGGAAAGACCTGTTGCAGATGCACCACTTCCTGACTCTGATGGAAATAGTGCTAAAAAAAGTGATGATCCTTGGGGATAATCTATAATATTGTAGATTAGTAAATAATCTATAATGGTTGTCGAGTGGCGGAATTGGTAGACGCTAATTAACAGATAGAGAAATAAAAGGAATGGTTTATTCTCGTACAGGTTCGAATCCTGTCTCGACATCAATATTAACTAAAGTTAAATAAATTATGAAAAGTTTAATATGAAAATAGATTTAAATGTAGAAAAGGAAATGATTTCTAAAAAAGGAATATTACAACATTACCAAGATATTGATATATACAGAAAATATGTTGATTTCGATATTAGTATTGGTGGTAAACCAAATATTTCTCCTTTTAGAAATGAAGGAACTCCTTCCTTTGGTTTCTTTATTGGAGAAGGAAATGAAGTGTGTTTTAACGACTTTAAATTAGGTGGTGGAGACTTTGTAAAGTTTGTACAAATGAAATTTAGTTTAACTTATTGGGAAGCATTGAGTAAAATTGGTGTAGATTTTGAGTTAGAAGAATTTTTTGTTCTAAAGAAAATGGAAAAAACAAAACTTTTAAACAACAGTTTTTCTAAACTAAATAGAACAGATTTAATTGCAAAGTCAGTAAGTTACAAGATTCAAAAAAGAAATCGCAAGTGGCAAGTACATGATGTTTTATTTTGGGAAAGTTTTGAAATAAGTAAAAAAACTCTTGAAAAATATAGAGTAGAAGCAATAGATTACTTTTTTATAAATGACACACCGTATCTTGCAGATAAGCATGCCTATGTTTTTATAGAAATTAAAGACAAAGTTGAAACATACAAAATATATCAACCTTTTAATGAAAAGTTTAAATGGATAACTAATCACGACAGTTCTGTATGGCAAGGTTGGGAACAACTTCCACAACAAGGAGTAGATTTAGTAATTACTAAGTCATTAAAAGATGTTATGGTTATTGATAGTTTATTAGGATTACCTTCTGTAGCATTACAATGTGAAAACATTTTACCAAAAAGACATGTTTTTGACCAGTTGAAAGATCGTTTCAAAGACATTTCATTACTATATGATAATGATTTTGATGCCGAAATTAACTGGGGAAGAAAGTTTGCAGATAAAATTTCTAAAGATTTTGGACTTGTTGATTGTTTTATTCCAACAACATATCAGTCAAAAGATCCTTCAGATCTAGTGAAAAACTTTGGTAAAGATGCAGCAAAACAAATATTATTATACGAAACATTATTACCTTTTTAAAATGGGAAGAAGTAAAAGAGCAAAAACTAAAAACAAAGAAAAGTATAGTGAAATGGCGAAAGCCAAAACACAAAACAGACTTAAAAAAAGAGAAGAAAAAAGACAATTAAAACAACCAACAAATAATAACATGGAAAAAAGATTTTTAGTAGGTTTCTATGGTGACTATAGAAAATCAACTGTTGAACACCGAGATATTTCAAGAAAAGGAATGGATACTCTTTTTGTAGGTTCTTATTACACAGAACCTGAATATTCGTTGTACAAAATTGATATAGATATGATTTCAGCTTTAGTTAAAGGTGATCATTCTATTTTAGTTGAAGTATTTTCAGTTACACAGAGTGTTCTAGAAACTTTAGATTTATTTAATGGATTTGATGAAGGTAACATATTTCCTGAAACCAACTACTTTACAAGACACTGTGTAGGATCACCTTTTGGTGAAATTTTTATATATTTCTGGGAAGGTACAATTACTGAGTCTGACGTTTTAGTTAAAGATGGTGATTGGGTTGATTTCTTACAAACAATTACTGAAAAAAAAACAACTCTTGGTGAACATTACACAGACATACTTTCAAAAAAAAATATAACAACTTAAATATAAAAAAAATGACAAAAAGATTAGTTAGTGTTTATGGCTCACTTAGAAAAGACATGGGAAATGATCATTATTTAACACATGCTAAATTCTTAGGAACCTTCACAACAGAACCTGAGTATTCTCTATATTCTTTAGGAGGCTATCCAGGATTAAAACAGGAAGGTACAACACCTGTAGTTATGGAAGTCTATGAAGTAGATGCTTTAGAAGCTTCACGAATAGATGGTCTAGAAGGTTATTCTCAAGATAGACCTGCTACATTTTATGACAAAATTAAAATTAACACACCTTATGGTGAAGCATCTACTTATGTATATGTAGATGAAATACCAGCGTCTCAATTAGTAGAATCTGGAGATTGGAAAGAATTTAGAGATTTGAAAACACGATA